GTTTCCCAGTCACGATCATATTGGCAGATGGATTTTTGGAGGTTATACTCTGGGTGATTCATGTTTTTGAGGGTTATTTGTTATACCTAGGTAGATAAGAGAGGTTTTTTTAGGGGTATACATTAGTTAGCTGCAATTTATAAGAAGAACACAAACCAATAAATAAAAATTACATATAACATAAATAATCCCACAAAAAAATAATGCTTTAAACTGCACATAACAGCGTATATACGCAATGCTTTCAGTTTTTCAATCAAAGTTTTTATCATAATATTAAGTTTTGTATTTCAATTTAAGTTTTCGTTAGCACTGCGTATATACGCAAAACGTTATACCTCATGCTAAAAGATCGACAAGATACCTTTGTTTTTCTTTTGACATTTTATGTAATTTTTTACGTGTTTTTATAGGTTTTTAAATTTAGTTACAGTATGAGCGTTAAGTTTGTTTGCATCAATAGCAAGTCCGGCATCTATTAGCCCAAACATATCTACTTTATTTTCTGCCATAAGACTGTATGATGAATAAGATACACTTGCAAGGGAAATTTCTTGTTCAGCAAACCTACAAATTTCTTCAGTTACAAAAACATCGCCACCAAGATCTGAAATAGGTTTGCCAAAAAAATCTTTATATTGGCTCAGTGGTTGAAGGATAAGTTGAATGTCACTAAGCGAGTAAGACACGTTATCAACCATGATATAATATCCCCACTCAGGAAGAGGGTTATATCGAAGTTCAAAAGACCTAAGAGGTACATTATACCTCTCAAAACCCTTTCTCAGTAAGTTTACCATCAACTCATAAGGAAGGTAGGTTGTAATGTGTTTTAGTTCTATTTTCATGGTTATGGTTTATATAAAAAGTCCAATTTCGTTGTGCAATCGCTTATTCGCTATTTTTATATAGGACTCGTTTATCTCAAAACCTATATAACTCCTGCCTAATTTCTTTGATACGACAGCTGTGGTTCCCGATCCCATGAACGGATCCAAAACGATACCGCCTTCCGGGCAGTCTGCCTTAATGCAATCTACAATAAGATCTTCGGGGAATGTTGCAAAATGCGCCTCCCTATACGGTTTTGTGTTGACAGTCCATACAGAACGCTTGTTCGCCTTCTCTAACACAAAATAATCATTCCCTGAATGTAATCCGTTAAGTTGCCCTTCTCTGTTACCAAACTTAGATCGTGGCCTTATGCCATTTCTTAAATTATCAGGAGTATTTTTATTATCCCAATTTTGTTTCTCAAACCTTCTTAAATCGTCCACTGGGTCTTTGCTTTTGGTTTTAATAGAATCCGCATCATAATAATATTTTGAACTTTTGCTCATAAGAAAAATATATTCATGTGCCTTAGTACATCTATCAATAACGCTTTCAGGCATTGGGTTCGGCTTATTCCAAATAATATCTTGCCTTAAATACCAACCTGAATTTCTCATTGCAAAAGCAAACATCCAAGGTATTCCGATTAAATCTTTGGGTTTAATGAAATCGTGTTTACCATCTTTTGGATTCATTTTGCCATGCCCACCTAATTGTTGATGTTTTTTATTTATGGTTTTACCTTCTAAACTTCTTTGTTCTTGTTTCTCTGGGCTTGCTTGTCCGCTCATACCTTTCCCTCCCCAATAACTATCCCCAAGATTTACCCAAATTGTCCCATTTGGCTTTAAAACCCTCTTTACTTCATCAAATACTTTTATCAATGACTGAATAAATATTTCAGGAGTTTCTTCCATTCCTATTTGGGCATCGTGTCCGTAATCCCTTAAACCGTAATATGGCGGAGATGTAACACAACAATCAATTGAGTTATCAGGCAATTTTGATAATCCGGTTGAGCAGTTTTCGTTAAATATAATGTCTTTCATGGTTAAAATGGTAAATCATCATCTGGTGTAACCGGTGGAGAAATATCCTTACCGGGAATATTAACAGCATCAGAAACTTGAGTATACATATCTTCAAATTTATTGAATTCTGCTAAAAATTTCATTCTAATAACTTTTCTTCCGGCCATACGATATTTGGCCCAAATAATCACACTCTCTTTTGGACCATAGAATTCTTTATTAAGAGTATCTACACCGTGGTAGTCTGGCCAGTATAATAAACCAACCCCATCGGCATTTTGGCCTATCGCTTTTGACTCCCTAAGATCAGCAAGCTCATACATCCTTTTGGTTCCTTTTTCAACTGTAAGTTGTGATAATGCCATTGTTGGTAAAGACATTTTCATACAGTTTTCTTTGAGCTTCCGGGATATATAAGCAACCTCTAGCTCCCTGGTTCCATAATTCTTATCACTACCACCGGATATTAGTTGCAAATAGTCAATAAACAACATCTTGATCCCATGCTTTCTTTTAAACTCTTTGGTTAAGGAGGTTATTTGGTTAATGTTTTGGCCGGTAGCATCAACGATATACAGTGGTATATTTTGCATATCCTTCACTATTTTTTCTAATTGCAACCATTTAGGATCAGAAATCTTTTTAGCCATTCTGATAGTCATAATTGACTCTTCTATCATTGCAGAGAATAACTTCCAGCACAACTGAAAAGATTTCATCTCCATGCAAATAAATGCTACAGGATGACCGTTTTTGGCCATGTGGAATGCCTCCTGTAATGCAAATGTTGTCTTACCTTCACCTGGGCCGCCACCAATTATTATTAAATCCGGCTCACTGTATCCCATCGTGTGGTTTGTTATTGCCTTTATGCTCGACTCTAATCCAATAGTATTAATTTCTAGTAAAGAGTCGTTTTTCATTTTTAAGAGTGTAGCTCTGGCAATATCTCCAAGTTTTTGAATTATTGTAGACTCTATCTTGGAAACATTTTCAAGATCACCTAATACCTGGTCTTTTAATTCAAATGCATCTGTGCTATCATCAAATGCTTTTTTACCATACTCTCCACATATCCGGATAATATTTCGCTTGATTGATAGTTGTTTGATTATAGCAGCATGGTGTTCAATGTTAGCTGCTGATGCTACTCTGTTGGTTAGCTGTGTGACATAAAATGCCCCACCGGCATTTTCTAAGTGCCCTTTTTTGCGTAAATCCTGAGATACCGCCAATATATCCGCATGAATATTACTATCGATTAATGATTTAATGGAAGCATAAATGAGTTTATGTGAGTCACTATAAAAATCCTCGACACATAATAGGGATTCTATTTCATGGTAAGCCTTATTTTCAAGCATAGCAGCACCCAAAACCGCCTCCTCTAAGTCTAATGCTTGAGGAGGAAGTTTGCCATTAAAGACGTAATCTTCAATGTCTGTTTTGGGTTTCTTTTTGAACTGATTCATTTATACTCTGAATTCTATTGAGGTGGATTCTTTGGTATCGGGTTTTGGATTTTTTATCTTAGCAACAATCTCATTAAATTTTGAGTCGATCATAGATAGTGTTAAATTCTCAATAACAAATGTATCGTTCATGTTTCTTATGATATAGTTGAAAGATTTGTTAATCGCATCAGGCTCTTGCTCTTTTGTTATTTTTGGATTCTTAGCTTTGACCAGGGTTTTAAGTTTAGTTATTATTCGATTCACCTTATCACCATCCTTTGCCTCAAAGTAGTATGGTGTTTCTTTTACAAGCTGGTAATAGTCCAAAAAACGCTCTTTTATAAACCCGTATGAGGGGTGTACTATTTTTTGGACACCCGCGGCCGGAACTGTTTTTGTTTTTTTAGTTTTGGTTTTTAAGGTTTCAGTATTTGGAGTATTAGTATTTGTTTGATCAGATTTTTCTGGAACCGAAAATTTATTTTCGGAATATTCTTCTTCTTGTTCTTCTTCTTGTTCTTCTTGCGATAGAGTATCTATACTGTTTATATACTCTATCAATACTCTATCTTTTACAGCCTTAAGCTCAGTGTTTATACAGCTTTTAACCTTTGGCGATGTGCTTCCGTTATATTTTAACCAATTTTTAATAGCTAACTCTTTTGTGGCATCATTATATCGTATTTTACCTTTTTTTATAAAGTAATTAAGGTGTATAGATACTGTATCCATACTGTATCCTAAATCGAAAGAAATCTGTTTTTTACTGATCTCATAAATTCCACATTGTTTAGTTTTATCGTTTGTTAATAGGTAGATGTAGAACAGTTTTTGGTCACGATCAAGCTCCTCTACAAAGGTGTCGGTCCAAAATGATGTGTGTAGTTTTCTAAAAATTGCCATTGTTAGCTTTGTTTGTAAAAAACAAGGAGGCGGCAGAATGCGCTAACAATGTCCGGCCTAGAATAGACCGAAAGCCGCCCCTTGTTAAGTTTTTTATTGTTTTCATTGTTAGCACTACAAACATACTATAACTTTTAAATACTAGGCAATGTTTGTAAAAAATATTTTACCCTTAGTTCATAGAGAGCTTTAGGGATAACATTGTTGTTTGGACCCACTAAGCGATAATACTCACCTACGGTTATCGATGGGTGTTCATCAATAATTTGGTTACATAGTTTGATTTTGGATTTAATACTCATGGTCTGATTAATTGTTTTTGTCCTTCAATAAGTTTATTTAAAACCTCAATTCGCTCTACGTTTGATTTAAACCAAAATTTTGTATATGCCTTATTTTTTGGTTTAAGTGCAGTAAACTCTGGAAATACTTGTTTTAAAAGCCTTGTGTCTTTAGATGGCTTTCCTTCTAACCAATCGTCAAATTGGCATAAAATCTCAGCACATATACCGCAATCACTTAAGGTTATTAGTGCTCTTTGGTAAATCTCTACCTTTTCCTGTGGGGTTAATCCTTTTTTAAGTGCTTCTTCGTATGTCATATTGTTAATCGTTAAATAAACTTAAAATTTTATCAATCATTTGCATTTCTATCACCTCAGTATTACCGGTGACAACATCACTAATATCCTTTTTATTTTGAATAATCTCAAACAGCCTTTGATCAATAGTATTTTGACCAAACAAATACCTGGCACCAACACTATCTTTTTGACCTATCCTATGAGCCCTATCTTCGCACTGCAAACACTCTGCCCAAGTCCAAGGGTATTCTGCAAATATTATATCTGAAGAGGCCGTGAGTGTTAAACCAACACCTCCGGCAATATGGTTACAAACAATTAGTTTGCAGGATGGATCACTTTGAAACCTAGATACATTTTCATGTCTTTGTTTTTCACTTATAGTACCGGTGATCTCTACTGCACCTGGATACAAGGACACCACCTGATCGATAATGGAATGTAGGTTAGCAAATACAATAACCTTCCTTCCGGCCTCAATAAGATCATCAATAAGCTCTTTGAGGGTATCAATTTTACCTCTAGCAGAAATGGCTCTAAGGGCATTCATTTTAACCAAGATCTCACCTCTGAGCTTTCTGGCAATTTCTTTATCTGTGCACCCGGTAGATGCTAACCAGTTTCTAAACTCATTATAGGCAAAGTCATATTCTCTGCGTGTTGAAATTTCGCAAGTAATGGTTTGCCTTATCTTATCCGGAAGATCTTTTAAAACATCTTTCTTATGCCTAACAAAGTAGCAATGTTTATGCAACAGATAGTTTAATTCTTTTAGGTTATTTGCACCTTTACCACCATCACAATACCGGTCAATAAAGCCTTTTTTACCTCCAAATAGATGCAGTTTTCCTAGAATAGCTAATTGAGGAAACAAATCAATTGGATTATTCACCACCGGGGTACCTGTTAACAGAAAAACATGGTCTTTATTGTGAGCAAGTCTAAGAGCAACTTTGGTCCTGATGGCAGATGGGTTTTTAAGTTTATGAGACTCATCCATCACCACCGCCTTGATTTTATCAAACTCCGGTACCAAGGTTATTTGTGCAGAGAATCTAAGTTTTTTCTTAGGTGGCATTTCCTGAACAAAGTACTTAACAAATGAATCGTAATTGACAATAAAAACATCTACAACACCGGCCTCATAATAACGCATCCAGTTCTTTTTAACTTTATCGTTAAGGATCATGGCCCTTATATTGCTAAATTTCTTTATTTCAGCCTCCCAATTCAACTTTAAGGATGCCGGACAAGCAATTATAGCCGGAAAGCATTTTAAGATGCTTAGAGTGGCTATTGTTTGAATGGTTTTTCCCAGGCCCGGTTGGTCCCCATTCATAGCAGAGCCAAATTCAATATTAGCAGCTACTCCTTGAGCTTGATACGGTCTAAGTATTGCATTTTCTTTAAGGCCGGTAGGTACCTTTAGATCGGGCATTGGTTTAATCTCACCAACAACCTCCGGGGCAACTACTTTAGTCTTTTCGATAGTAGCCTTACAAGATCTAACCAAATCAACTGTTTGGGATTTAGAGCTTAATGGGGTTGTCCATATTTTCCTGAGCGGATTATATCTAGCACCCGGTATTTTTTTAACAGTCTCTACATTGCGCTTGGCAAAGTAATCCCAATCAATACGGATTTCAAATAATTCCGGATGTTCGATTATTTTGATCATATAAGGGATATTATCCTAGAGCGTATTTGGTTATGAGAGTGCTTAAAGTTCTTATCGGTATCCATAAGGTCGGATAATACCCGTTTGGCATGTATGACAGTAGAGTGATCAAAACCCTGTTGGAAGACAGCCCCAATTTCTTTTAAACTTTTTGGGGTAAACTCTGCAAGTAGGACCATTATCTCTTGCCTTGCCATCACCCTTTCGCGTTTTCGGCTTATCTGATTAAGAGTATCAAAATTTATCTGCCGGTATTCGCATACAGTTCTCTTGATCATGTAAATTTTTTCATCTACTGTAAGTGGAATGTCTTCCATGATCGGACCGTCAGCAAAAGATGGTGGTGCACATTCTTGGTAAAAATCGGTTTCAGTCATTGTTTAATCGAATATTATCTAAGTCAGGAAAACAAATCTCAAGTATGGTACCAAGAACCATAGCATTATCCACTTCACCATAAAACACCCTTCCAAAAGAGTAGTGAACAAACTCGATCATACCATTTGGAAACAGTATAACTTTGTGAAAGTAGTTATCTCCAAGCCATTTGTTGTGAAATGTTTCTATTCTATTTTCAGTTAAGTGACTAGCAAAGCCAAACTGGCTTAAAGTTGATGATACCATGGGTGAATACCCGGTTTCTTTGTTAAAAATTGTGTTCATTTTTTATCGGTTGGTTGAATGTTTACTAAAAAATAGGCTATTGCAGAAATTAGCAACACAAATACTATTGGATACATCATGGCAGTGTAATTATGTAGGTTACAATCATTGCCATGGCAGATAACAGTGCAGCGCCAATCAGTATTAAAATCATTAGAGTAAAATTACTCCACGGGTTGAACTTATTTGTTTTCATTTGAATTTACTTTATCTAACAAAACCCTTAACAGCTCTCTGTCTTTAATATTTCTGACAATTCTCTCGTTTCCATTATCGAAAAGCACTCTAAATGGAAACACGTTTGTCGGGTGGATGGTTCTACACTCTATTACACGCATAACTATCTTCCAAATTCATCATGTGTATCTTCATCACAATTACAGCACCCTTGAGGGTTTGTAAAAAAAACTAACTTTACAAGCGTTGCCACTATGACAACAGCAGATATTAATAATATTTTCATGGTTTACGGTTTTTTAATAGTTTGGATTCATATTTTGCTTGATAAGCCATCTCAGATCTATGAGCTATTGGGCTAAAACATTTAGATAGGTCAAATTCCAGATCATTAACCTTAACCACACCGGTGACATCATCAAAGTGCGTATCATTAGAGATCCTGGCGTTATATTGCCTTACAAGGTATCCTACAATGTGTCGGCTTACTTCAACTTCTCCGGTGGTAGATAAGAGTATCATTAGATCAATAAACTTAAAGTATTGGTCACTTTGGATAACGCCTCTTTAACCTCCTCCTGAGTGCACTCAACAAGTTTGGGAAACCTATCGGGTACAAAGCTGGATGGTAAAATAGTGTTGTCTGACGTGTCAATAATAATACACTTACATGGTTCGTATTCAGCGACAAAATAATGGTTGCTTTTATAGTATCTCTTCATGGTTTGAAAGTTCAAAACAAACAAACGATATTAACATTTGCAAATAAAACTTAAATTATTTTTCATTAACAGTTAATTCGCACCCTAAGTGCCTGACAATGTTAAGAATAGAATTTAGTTCAGATGGTCCACCGTTTTCAATATTCATAACTGCGTGTCGTTTAAGATCAACCATCTGGGCAAGTTTCTCCTGAGATAAGCCTCGCTTAATCCGGATACTGCGTAAGAATTTACCTAGCTGCCTTCGCTCTATGGTGCTATTGAAGTTATTGATCCTGGTCTCCATCGTTATCCTTTGGGGTTAATAAAAAGTTTTTGATAATGTAGATGGCAATTAATCCACCTAAAAAGAAATATACGCTGTAGTGCTGTAGTTGTTGCATGGCTATTTGAATACAAAATTTGCGTGAATGGTTACTTTGGTGTGTGACTGCTCTAAAAAGGCTTTATACTCTGCTGCCCTTTCTCTTGTTCTGAAGATCCGGTGACTGTCACCGTATAATACTAGATAGACTTGTTTTTTTTCGGGGTTACTTGAAAATGTTGACATAATATTTTGTTTTTAAATTTTATTGATTAATCTTTGTGCTGTTCTTCTACGGTTAATTGGTTAATAAGTTGTTTGAGATGGGCCCCGGTAAAACGTGGCCCATTTTCATTTACACATTTTTGGAATGTTCTGTAAGAGCAATTACACCATCAATACCTCCTTTAAAGTTAGTAGTGAAGCTCAAATACTTTTCATCTCTTTGCAGCCTAGCTGTAACTTCAAAATACTCGGTTTCAATGTAGGTATAGTCAACTCTTCCATCGTGGCGTTCAACTACTCTGCAAGGTTGAAGGGCATCAATAACGCGTTTTATTTCCTGTTCATGCTTAAGATTGGCTCCGGTAACTTCCTGGTAATTCTCTTCTAGGCAATTATAATATTCATTGCAGTAGTTAATCCAGTCGGTTAGCTTTTTGTCGGTCCAAACGCCCACTAAATTTGGCTTATTAAGGTGTTTGGTTGCATTAGATCTTAAATGATATGAGATGTTATGGTATTTATGGTACATTGCATGTGGCAAATCCAAGTGAAATTTATTGTTTCTGTCTTTATGTAGCATAAGTATCAGATCAGAATTTACATGTTTAAGTAGGATAAAGGCCCCACCCTCAATGTCGTTACATTGATCTGGTCTACCAACATTATAAACACGTGCTTGATAGAAATAATCAATCTCAATATTTGGGTTATTGAGTAGGAGTTCCGGAATGGTTTCGGCTGTTGACCAACTTTTGTGGCTTGGCAGTTCCTTACAAATGTCAAGATACTTGGCCGGTACATCTTGAGCTGTGAACATGTTGAATGTTGCTGCGATTTCTTTTAGTGTTTTCATGGTTATGGTTTTTAAAGATATGTATAAATATTATCTGATTCACGTCTTACAAGTTTTTCATAAGCGGTACCCTTTGCACTGTACTGTTCTGTTTCATCTTGCAGTATGGCTATAACAATACACTTAGGGATAATCATAGGGGCATTGTTAACATCGTAATTTTCAATGTCAATGGCACCTGAGTTCAATGCCTTGTCGATCTTTTTAAGCATTGAAGCATAAGAGTCTTTTAACATGCCTTTAACATGTTTTTTAATGATCTGTTTTTTTTGATTGTGCGTTTTTGGTTTCATAGTTATGGTTTTAAATTGTTGTGAATAGTGTTTATTTTATTTCTCAGGGCAAAACTAGGGTGCAAAGCTATGTTTGTAAGTTTGCACCCTAGATAATGTCTTAAAATGGCTTATTTGAAGTTTAGACATAAATTACTCCGGGTTCTATTAAATTATCAAGCTCCTCTTCAATCTCTTCGATGTCACCATCAAAGTACCATAAAGAAGACAGGTCAAGTTTTTCAACTTTGGTTGGCTTGTCAAGTTTGCCGGTTTGGTTAACAAACTTTATTGTAGTATCTAGATCTAAATAAGACTCTATGTTAAAGCGCCTAAGTATTTTTTTGTAGATCAGGTCTTCATTAAGCTCATTAGACCACTTAACAAGTCTTTTGTAGTAAAAGATAGTATCCTTTTTATTGCAATTGTAGTGATGTTGTACTTGGGCAATAAGTCCTGTTTCATAGAATAGTGGTTTGAGTAAAGATTTAAGTCCGGGTATGGGATTGTCCAGATCAAAGTTTAAAGGTAGCTCAAACCTTTGGTTATTGTTTTGATAGTTCCATAAAACCTTAGATCTGTAGTTTTTAAAATCAAAATAAATACCATGCTCAACTAATGCTTTTTTGCGTGAATAGGGATTAAGTCTTACATAGATTATGGCTTTTACAGGCCCGAAAATACCATAATCAAAAATGATTTCTTGTCTTATTTCAGGTAGATATTTTTGCCATTGTTCAGGTAGGTAGATATTAGCTTGTCTATCGTATCTCTCCCGGTTTGGTTGGAATAGGGCGTATGGATATATAAAGAAATTCCAACGTTTATTAAAGGTTTCATAGTCACATTGCATTAGCTTGTCTATTTCGTTAAACATTGGATGTGACTGTAGCTTGTAAATTGCTTCTTTAAGTTTCATGATTGGTTAAATTTTTATGCTACATTACCATATTCGTCAAACTCATATTGGTTTGCCTCACAGTGTTCCATAATTGCCTCGTCTGTTAATCTATATTCAATTTCATTTTGAACAGATTCATATATACTGCTTATACAATCATCCAAAAGACTCTCAAGGGTATCGTTTGTTGTAGGTTTGCTGCAAAAGTTTATTAATGGCTCAAGCAAATCCATATCGTAACAACATCCAGTAAACGGGCATTCTAATGTTTTATACCATTTAGAGTATTTTGTCTTTAAAACCGGGTATCCTTCGGGATGATGTTTAAAGGATTTTTCTTTTTTACTCCAGATACTAAAATACTTGCCTTTGTAAAGATCTTTAAGGTAGTTATTGTAAATGTAGGTAGCCAGTCTGGTACCTGTTAAATCTTCCGCATTATCAGGAATATGAATTTTATACTCATTCCGGTGTGGTTCCTCGTAGTCTATTTGATAATAACGAATATCAAATAGGTCACAAAACTTGTCTAAAGACTGCCTTACATCATCTGCAATGTAATCAAGTCCTTCATAGATCCATTGCCTTACCTTGTCTTTTGCTTGGTTGTCAAGCTCATCAAAGGTGTAAATGTTTTTGGTTAATGTAATTGTTGTCATAATTTTTTGGTATAAGGAATAAATTTTGATTTAAAAGTTATGTATTTAATATTACTGATTGTTCCATCTAAAAATACTGGCCCATCTTCTGTATAGTTAGGCACCGGGTAATTTTGTCCAGAGCATGTTTGGTAAAAAACGTAGGTATAATTAATTTTTTGGGTTCCTTTTGGGTTAAGTTCATAAAACTGCATAACATCAATAACCTTAATGATTTTTAATTGATCGGTATGGTTTGCCGGTGCCTTCTCAATAAAGAATTGATTTATTAAACTCTTAGGGATCATGATCCAAAAAATTCACTTGCTTGTTTGGTTCTTAAAAAACAAAATGGTATTAACCACAAACCACCTTCAGCATATTGAATATTCATTTTTTGCCCTGTAGGTGATTTAAAAACTACTTGGGTAAAACTATCACAGGCATCATAATAAAACTCATTATCAGGGCCTTCAGATATGCTCTCAATATCATCTTTTGACATTTGTTTAATAGCTTGGTTTTTATACCTTGGTGCTAATTGGTTAAATGCAGTTTGTCCTAAATAGATCCCTGCATGATCATCAACAAATAGTTCTGGTTCTGTTAGTTTGGTCCAGGTTTTCATGATTTTTTACTTTCAAATATTACTGTATTATAATTGTTAACATACCTTTCAGAATAGTTACCGGAATTATGTAACCTCTCAGCTCTTGTAAAATCCTTATCAGATTTAAGATCGATTTTAATTATTTTAGTCTTCATGATTAATTGAATAAAATTGCTGTTTTACTTTGGTTTAACTGTATGGTATTAAACTGGCTTTGCTCAATAGATTGATAGAATAGTTTAATCTTACCACTACTTAGACAATACGACTTTTTTACATTGTCCATAAATTCTTTCTTGGTTTGTGGCTCCGGGCTCAATAAGTGCGCAAAGTCACATATAAAACCCTGGAACAACATATTTAAGTTAGTTTGCATGGTTATATAGTTTTTAAGAGATCGTTTATTTTGCGGTTTAAATCAGCCGTGTTAAAGGTTTGAAACACTATTCCACCTCCGTATTGTTTATTATGAAATTTGCGCCCTCCTAGCTTCTTAGCACGATATAGAGCAATACTATACTTTTGATCAAGGGGTAAACTTTCAGAATCTTTAACAAAGTTTAAAAAATGGCATACGTGGCGAGGATTGCCGTTGGTATCGTTGTTGATTTGTGTAAATTCAATATTCATGATCGTATTATTTAACAATGTCTTTATAGGTTTGAGAATTAGAAATAAAACCATTTACATGTAAAAACATGTTTAAATATTTAGCTGTGGTTTTACTCTGAGGTTGGCCAGGTGTAACCTTAATAACAGGATGATTGCCATTTTGATAATTAGTAACAGTACAAACAATAGTGTTGTAGGACTGAAATACCATAGAATTGCCAGACTCAAAATATAATTGATTTGGCGCTAGTTGTGTAATTGGTTTAATAGTGTTCATAGTTCTTTGCAATTGTTTCACAAAGGTATGCTAAAACATACATACAAAGCAAGAAATATTTTTAAGAAATGGTGTAAGTGGTTGAAAATCAATAAGAATAAATTTTTTAAAGGTGTGTTTTGTGGTCAAATATTAGTTAATAGATCATTTTAAGGCCCATTTTTAAAGGTGTAAATATGTAGGGGAAGCTCAAAAATTAACCTAAAAAGTTATGTTTTGTAGTGTTAGTAAGGGGTGCAGCCTTTTATCTCACTGCATAAAAGGCCATTTTAAGCCATTTTTTACCTGGCACCGGCACCCGATAAGAAAAACCACTCAGAACAAAATTTGATCAAAAGGCTCCAAAAAACACGGCAAAACATCCCATAAAATAACAGAAAACGCCATTTCGTAACATTTGAATTATCCTAACATTGATTATCAACACTTTAAAACTTTCATAATTTCTATTATGTTAAGTAGAACTTTAAGAGCTCAGTAATAACAAGGCTTTTATTGTAGTTCTGTAAAATGTGATCTAATAACAGTAATCCAGGAGGACCAACGGCAAAAGGTAGAACGCCAAAGGACTAACAGACAAGAGTAAAACCACCACCGGGACCGATCGAAGGACCAACAAGGGAGGGAAAAAGCCAAAAATCTGGAAGGAAAACGGCAAAAAGAGACCCCCGGGTCCCGAAAAAAAAACGATTTTCGATAACGGCCGGCATTCGCAAAACCGAGGGGTTGCCTTACACAAGCATGTACCTCAGAACATTATTTTAGAGCCTTCCTCCAAGGGCGTATTCCTTAAAAGTGTCAACTTTTTACGATATTTTTTGCCATTTCTTGCAAATATTCCAAAAAGCGTACATATATTTGCCAAATGAAAAAGAAACGGCTATTTGTAGTTGAGACGATGGGTAAGGTGTTTTATTATTTCAACTTATCGGATGCTTTTAGGAGTCATGAATTGGGTGTAAGTAAGAATGTTTTGTATAAATATCCATTTGGAGAGAAGGATTATGTTAATGATGTTTGTGTAATTAGGAAGCGATGGGTGCATTAGGTAGAAAGGGTATTGGGTCCCATCAGTCAGCTAGTATGGGAAAGGATGAATGGCTAACACCTCCGGAGATTGTTATGTCTTTAGGGAGATTTGATTTGGATCCATGTGCTCCGATTGTTCGGCCATGGGATACGGCTGATGTTCATTATACTGTTAATGATAATGGGTTATCTAAGGAGTGGTTTGGTAGGGTTTGGTGTAATCCTCCTTATGGCTTAGAGTCTGCCAAGTGGCTGCACAAGTTGAGTGATCATAAAAACGGAATGGCTTTGATATTTGCTAGGACAGAAACGAGAATGTTTTTTGATTATGTGTGGTCAAGGGCTACTGCAATACTGTTTATAGAGGGTAGGTTGTATTTTCATCATGTGGATGGATCACGTGCTTCTGCAAATGCAGGGGCGCCATCTTGTTTGATAGCTTACGATATAGATAATGGAAATAAATTGCTAGAAAGCGGAATAAAAGGTAAGTTTTTATGGCTTTAAACCCCAAAAGTGTCAACTTTTTACGATATTTTTTGCCAAAATGTTTGGAAATACCAAAAAAGCGTTGTTTATTTGCATCATAATTTAATTAACCATGTATAGAGATCTAAAAAAAGGAGAAGAAGATGAGGTGTTTAGCCAATCTGTGTTTAGTACGTTTATTGGCGTTGTGGGCAAGGAGATAGACAAGTTGATTGAGAATGGTGCTCTTGGGCCTTGTATTGCAGGTGGGTTTGCCTTATACAATATTTCCATGATTGATGGTAATAAGACAAATGTTTGGGTTGAGTATGTTGGAAAGGTTATTCCTCCGGGTGTTATTGATTGTAGTATTAGTAGGATTATAATTTATGATGATATGCCCGATATTGTATTGGATAGGTATAATGAGTTCAAGGCTGCTATATTAAAAATTGATAATGAATCATGAAAGTAGGCAGTATAGATTATTAATTTTGTTAACGGATGAAGCCTCATACTGAGTTGTACTTACGGGAGATGGGTTATGATGAAACGGATTTTATTCCATGTGAGTATTGTGGTGCGAGGGCTAATGGAGTTCACCATATAGAGCCAAGGGGGATGGGAGGGACTTCTAAACAGGAGGATATTGAGAACCTTATGGGTATATGTGGGGTTCATCACCACCAGGCTGATCATGGAACGGGGTTAAGCAAGGAGTTTTTGAGGGAGGTGCATTTGGAGTTTATGGTTACTAGGGTACCTTATTTACAGAGATGAACTTAAAAGAAATAAACATGAAACAAGGGAGCAAAATTGCAGGAGGAAATCCTGAACGCGGTAGAGTTGAAAATGATTATTACGCAACACACCCCGATAGCACAAGGTTACTTTTAGAGGTGTGGGATATACAATATCCTGCATTAGAGCCTGCTTGTGGCGAAGGTCATATATCTAAACTATTGGACCATACCAAAACCAATTCTTTTGATTTGGTAGACAGAGGTTTCGGTAATGTGGGGTTTGATTTTTTGACAAGCGAATTTGATGCTGAGTATAATACAGTTATTACAAATCCACCGTTTAAACTATTTAAGGAATTTGTAGAAAAAGGATTGAAAGTAGCAAAGAAGCACGTTATAATGTTTGGTAAATTACAAGCATTGGAGGGGTCAGAAAGGGCTACATATTTTGAGCAAACACCATTGAAATATGTTTATGTTTTTAAAAAGCGACAACAGCCGCTAAGGAATGGAAGTGAAATAGACGAACTGACAGGCAAAAAAATGAATAGTAGCACAATGGCATTTGCTTGGTTTGTATGGGAAATTGGTTATGAAGGCGAGCCAATAATAAGGTGGTTATAAAAGTTATAAAGATGCTGCATGTCAGCTATATAAAGAATCATGAACTTAAAAGAAAGAACATTCGCGGTTATCGCGGAGAAAGAAAACAGTAGAAGCCATAAGTGGTTTGATGAAAAAACAAATCTTATTTACAATTTAGTTTGGATGAAAGGTTGTTATTATGTTTGGATTAATGGTGCAGTAATGTATTTAAACCCAAGAGCAAACGAATATCCAGCTAAAGACATTCCTATCTACACAGAAAAGAAATTCGAGAAACTATTAGATCAGGAAGAAGAAAAGATTGATGAAGCCTATGTAATAAATCATGCGATGTCACCATCTGAAATTGAGTCTATACAAGAACCTCAGAGATTTTCATTTGTTTATTCCAATGGAGATAGTGGTGAGATTATTAATAAGGTTGGGTATTGGGAGTTTGTTAACGAGTGGGTGTATAGAGGTTTGGATTATTTATCGGCCCCAAAGGAACCTCTTTCTATTAAGCCGGCCGTTAAGCCTCCTTTGGGAATTATGCCTAAGGAGTTACATGATCAAATGAGATTTGAAGAGGTCAATGCTGCTATTAAGCGATATTATGATGCAGGGTTAGAGATACCTCTTGAATGGGTTAAAGAAAGAAATGATTATTTAAAATGAAATTAGAGTTAAAATATTTAGCGAATTATTTGCCTTATGGGTTGAAAGTTAAAAGCAAGTCAGCTGTATGGGATTTACGAACTCTTACACTTTCAATGGTTGGAAGTTTGGAAAGAACAAATAAACGTCATATTTATCACGAATCATGGTTGATTGAAGATACTAATTTTAAACCTATCCTCCGACCTCTATCAGATTTAACAAAAGAGATTGAGCATAATGGGGAAAAGTTTGTACCATTGGTTGAATTGTTTAAAATATCAAAAGGTAATTATCAGCAAGAGATAAAGTACCATTCAGTTATGTCAACCCACCAAATTCAAATAGAAATGCTTGGATTTAGAAATTACTTTTTCGGACTATATGAATCAGATAGAGATGTAAGAATAGAAAATGGGTTATACTTTGATTGCTATTCCACAGACTTGATAATGGATAACAGGTTTGAAGAAAAAATATTATGCCAATATTCATTGTTTGAAAAACTATTTGAATGGCACTTTGACGTTTTTGGATTGATAGAAAAAGGTTTAGCAATAGATAAAAACACTATAAAATGAAGATAAGAAGCATAGAGGAGGATATTCCATTGAAGTGTGTATGTCAGCATTGTGGAAAGGAGTTTGAGGTGTATAGGAGGGGTAGTAAGTTTTGCAGTTTAAACTGTAGGGTAAATGCAGGAAGAAAATTAAAAAAACCATGAATGAATCAATAATAGAACGGCAAAAAATAGACTGTAACTGTAATGATTGTAAGTTCATGGTTAGGGATTTTGGCAAGTATAAATCATTTGATCATTTGTATACAAACAGCATAGGACAAGTGACAAATCCTTCTCATAGGATAAATTATGGTAATTGTACTAAGCTAAGCAAAGAAGTTAGTTTTATTCCCAATGTTTGCCAATTAGAAACGCAACAATGTTTTGAACATAGAAGAAATTAAAACCATGAAAACAGCAAAAGAATATTTAGAACAAAAAGGATTTTTGGACGTTAGCTATGATTTACACTTAGATGTAATAGAATGTTTGTTGGAAGAATACGCCAATCAAAGCAAGTGGATTAGTGTAGAAGACGAATTACCACCAAAAAGTAAAAATAGTAGATTTTCCATATCTGTTATTGGAACCGATGGGGAAAGTGTAATGGAATGTCACATGTTGTACGTAAATAACAAATGGTACGACACTAATGGAAATGATTTTGCGGTTAAATTATGGCAACCACTTCCAGAAAAACCATGAAAATAGAAAATATATCAATCGCCAAAGACCTTTTAAGAACTGTTTTACAGTACAAAGGGCAGCTTTACTTTATTAAAGAAGAGTCTTCAGAACAAAACCTTGTATTCACTTACGGAAGCATTCAGTATGTGCTGTTATTAGAAACGTGTACCGTAGAGGAATTAGTAGACCTTGTTGGGTATACAGAGACAGATTACACCAAGGAACTAACGGCAAAAGTGAGAAAGGCGTTGATTTCTTATAATCAATCCACAGAGCCATCTCCTCTGAGAAAAGTTAAATTTAACAGATGGATACCAAGGGAGGTAGAGTTTACCGGTACGAGTAATTTAAGAGGAACCAAACCCGGAACGAATTGCTTTGAGAAGGATTACCCTAACGAGGGGTTGTTTCATGGTTGGGGTGTTAATTACAATGAGTTTGAAACCGGACCTGGTAATTATAGTACTGCCATAGTGGAATTACCTGATGGAAGGGTTGAAGAAGTTTTGCCTAGTAACATTAAGTTTGTATCATGACCGAAGATAAACAACAATACGTAGAACTACAGAAGTTGTATGCAGATAAGGGTTTAGAACTTAAAATGACATGCAGATTTGCTCCTGAACAATACGAAGTGTTTAAGGATGGGCAGCAGATAGCTTATTACAGATTAAGGCATGGGGAGTTCGGCATACATTGTCCGGACCATAATGGAGAGCTTATGTTTTTTGCAGAAACTAATGGAGATGGAATGTTTGACGATGATGAAAGGATAGAATTTATGACTAATGCTTTAAACCAATTAACAAAATGAAAACAACTAAAATATTTTTTGACACAGAGTTCACTGGTTTGCACCAGAAGACAACTCTAATTTCTATTGGATTAGTTTCCGAGTGCGGTAAATCTTTTTATGCTGAGCTTACAGATTATGATAAAACCCAAATTGATGATTGGCTGCAAGAGAATGTAATTAGTAAGTTACTTTTTAGTAATTATCCGGAAAGCGGAATAGTATTGTCCAATCATGGGGATTGTGCCCAATTAAAAGCTAATACCAATTCAGTAAAAGAGCATTTAGAAAAATGGCTCTCTCAATTCGAGCATGTAGAAATGTGGTCAGATTGCCTTTCTTATGATTGGGTACTATTCTGTGAACTATGGGGCCATGCATTTAATATTCCTACAAACGTCTATTACATACCATTTGATATTTGCACTTTGTTCAAATTAAAAGGTATCGATCCGGACACCAACAGAGAGGAGTTTGTTGGAACAATATGGAAAGAATCTGTTCAAGAGTTCAAACATAATGCCCTATGGGATGCCAAGGTTATAAAAATGTGTTACAACAGATTAATAAATCAACCATGAAAACAATAAAACTAGAAAATCTTAAGTGTATAGTAGTAGCCCAACAAGATGGGAGTCTTACACATAAATGGTATGAGGCAAACATAGGAGGAACCCTATGGATACCCGGAAGAGCTTATGTAATCCTTAAAGGTAAGCCAGCAACATTCTTTGAAACACAAGAAAAGGCAGTATCGGAATATCCTGATTTAATATCATACACTGAAACACAGTTCCAAGTAGAGGTTATTCCATATATTGAGGTAAAGCCATCAGAACAAGAGGAAAAAGATAATTTGGCTGCATCTGTATTAAGCCAACAAGATCTTGATAAAATAGTAGTTGATGAATTAGGGAAGGATCACGAAACAGCAGTAGTTGAAGGTAGAGAGTACCACTATAAGTCATGGGATAAAACGAATGACGATATAGGCAAGTTGGTAGATCAATTAAAAGAAATGCCCACTGATAATGCTCCTCCTCCAGTTAAGATCAAACTTACAAAGGCTTATGCTATACAGCTATTAGCTAAACAGTTTAATGTAGAACAACATGAATTAATTATTGAAGATAGATAAAAATAAAATGGGAAAATTTAGAATAAAAATATCTTCATCATGGTTTTCAAAAGATTATGTTAAACTAAAATATACTACCAATGGCATATTTTGGAAAACGATAAAATGTTGCGATCGTGATTTATTGGATAACAGGTGTTATATGATAACGAAAACAGTTCATTTTAGCAATGTAAAAGAGGTATTATCGAGATTTAAAACAATAGATGATGTAATTAGCTTTGAACAAAAGGAGAGGGAGAAAGTAATAAAGCACAACCGGGAAATATCATGTATGAATAAAAAACATAAAGAAAAGAGAAATGAGGTGTATAAAAAATATTCATAACACAAAATAGTATGGCAATGTCAGCAGAAGAATTTGTATTACACCACTTTCCTGAGATGGATAAGAAGTGTGTATGGTATCCTGCCATAGTAGGTATAGCAGAAGGGTATGGGAAATACCTTAAAGAGAAAGGTGAAGATAAACTTAAATTACCATTAGATGTGCCATTATGAGCCAAAGATATTACAGGTTAGAGTACAACGAAAAACAAGGGTTTTTTCACTTTAAAAAAGTATCAAAACCAAATTTATACACTTTTGGGTGGGCAGAAATATCACCGTGTTTAAAATATGAACATTGCAGTGCGTTTGCAGAATGGGCTATAAAAAAATACCCAAACATCAATTCCGGAAATGGTAAGAAATACCCAAGCGTATCACTAATAAAGCAAGAGTTTGAAAACTTTAAACCATGAAATTCGCAGTACTGATGATCCATAGGGGCGATAGACCACTCTTCTTAGAGCAATTCCATAGAATGCTCGCAAGGCAAACCATCCAACCGGATATTCTCGAAATAGTGGACTATCCTCCTAAATCTAATCAAGTGGATATAACCGAAAGATACAAGTACGGTTATGAGAAACTTAAAGGTCAAGGACTTGATTGTATTGTTATAATGGAAGTAGATGATTGGTATGCCAACAACTATCTCGAAACTATGACTACCCAATGGGATAAGCATGGTAGACAGGATATGTTTGGCACCTCTTATACGACATATTACCATTTAAGCCTTGGTAAGAGCTTCACCTTTCAGCACTCTAAAAGAAGCTCTATGATGTCAACACTGATCAAGGCAGACTTGGAACTAGAATGGCCTAGTGATGATTACCCTTATACAGACATGTATCTATGGATGCGATGCCAAAATGGTGTTACCTATCATCCGATAGGGTATATATGCTTGGGATTAAAGCACGGAGTAGGAAAAACCGGAGGGCAATTCCATACGGATAAATTAAAGTCATTTAAAGCCGGTGGAATAAGTTTTGAGAAGATCGTAGGGAAGGAAGACTATGAATTCTATACCAAAAATTTTCCTATAAGACAAACTACCCGGAAAAACGGGGAATTGGTTTTTATATAGAATAAGTTTAGTTTTGTTAAAAATTTAATCTAATGGAAAACAATACAGAACTAAAAGTAGCCGGCCAGCTAAACGAAAGAGAACACCGGTTAATCAAGGAAAGTCAAATTAAAATGCAGCAGCTAACATATCAGTTAGGGGAGTTTGCTGTAAGACAAAACGCCATCTTAAAAGAAATTGAGGATCTCAAATACAGCCTAAAGGCAGAAGAGCACAAGGTTATTAAAAAGTATGGTCAAGAGGCGGTGATCAATATCAAAACCGGTGAAATTCAAAACAAAACCGGACAACCACTATCAATCTTAAAAAGGGTTATTTAATGCGGATACGCAAAATATCTGTTGGACCGGACTATAAAAGCTCAATGAATTATCTCGTTGGGCAAGAGGTTGTTGGTGGAAATAAAATTAATGAAATAAGATTTGATACCAAAAACGGTCACATAGAAATATGGGTAATCAATGCCAGTAAGGAAACATTCTTATGGAAGTCATTTACATCTACCATGCCGGTGAGTGTTGAGTATAATATCGAGCAATTTACAGAAACATAATTGACATTGTAGTTTGCATATTGTTAATTATTTAGATTATAAAGATAGATTGGACAGATTAATGCATAGCCCACATGGATTCATAGTAACACCCGTATCCGGAAGGCGTTACGATAATGAGCGTGACGTAGGAGGGTATTCTATGATCATCTCAGTTTCAGAAGAAGATCACAAATACTCTAACAGATTTGCTCAAGTAATATCAACGCCATCAAGATACGAAGGAGATATTAAACCAGGGGATTTACTACTTGTTCACCATAACGTATTCAAGTTCTATTACGACATGTATGGTAAAAGAAAGAGTGGTAAATCCTTTTTAAAAGACAATGAGTTCTTAATTGAATGGGATCAGTTCTTTATGTATAAAAACGAAACAGGCTGGCATACACATGACAAGTATTGTTTCGTTAAACCTATTATAGGAAAGGACATGTTCGGAAACGAATGTGAATTACCGCTAGTAGGAGAGATGAAATATGCAAACCACTACCTAACCTCTAAGGGAATAAAAAATGGTGACAAAGTGTTTATAGCCCCAGATAGTGAGTACGAATTTCAAGTAGATGGCGAAAAGTTATACAGAGTATTTGATCACATGGTAGCCGGATATGCTAATAACTAAAAAGTATGAGCGAAAAAACCACAACACAGGATTACCGGAAACAAATCATAGAGGCTTCTAAAAAAGCAGTAGAGGAACTTATCAAAGTTTTGAAGGAGCCGATTATCTCAGAAAAAACACCTAAGAGCAAAGAAGTGACAGCAGACAAGGATTTAAGTGCAGATAGGTTAAAAAACGCTGTAGCAGCAAAAAAAATGGCATCCTTTGATGCATTTGAAATACTTACAAGAATAGATGCTGAAGAGGCAAATTTAGTTCAAGCTAAACATGGACCATCAAAAGGATTTGCAGAACAGTTCTCCAAGCGATCTTAGTTTATACAAAGTTGTAAACTCTATTGACAAGGAAACCATAGCCCGGCTTAATAAAAGTCGGTCATGGGAATATGGCTATGACTCTAAGTACGACACAATCGTTATTTCCAAAACAGGACAGATAGGCGATATTTATTATATACAAGGTTTATATATCGCCCTTCCACCGGTACCGGAGGATATAAAATCTCGCAGCGATATTAAGGCAGAGCAATACTGGGAAAGAGAAGAGGTGCCCAATGAGCTCAAAAGAATTAAATCCCTAAGACACTGGAACGAAACTCCGGCAGCATTTAAAGAAGAGTGGACACCTTATATAGAAAAACAATTCGAGCATAGGGAAAACGGGTACTGGTTTATGAATAACGGTACACCTACCTACATAACCGGATCGCATTGGTTTTATCTCCAAGTTGCTAAAATAGATGTTGGTTATCCGGATTTTAGAGAAGCTAACAGAATTATTTGGATACACTGGGAAGCATGTGTAGCAGATAGACGATGCTATGGACAAAACTATTTAAAG